TAAATGCATCAGAAAATGTAAAGCCGTCGCATGAGTTAGGCACCGTCTGTACATTTGTGGCATCTCCTATAGCAGATATAAAGTCAGCATCTTGAGTTAAAGCAAAAACTGATAAATAGTCTCTTAAAAGTTCGTAACTAAAACTAATTGATGTAACACCAGTGGCCGTAGTGGGTGCTGACCCCACTGCTTGATAAAAAGAATTATGAGTAAACGATAAGTCCCACGTTATTTGATTTCCTCTTTGTAATTTTTTGTTTGTTAGATCTACCGCAAACGTAGAGTTAGGTATGTTTACCACTGAACCAAAAGTATAATCAGAAGTCGTACCTATGGTCGTAACAAGATCGGTCTCTTGTATTTCATTTTGCACTAAAGAAGTTTGATAACTAAAATTTACTGCATTATTAAATCTGTCTTTTAAATTGTATCCTTCGTAATAATTACCATAGACTAATCTGTTGCCCATTAATGTTTGTGCTTGGGCTTTTAGTGGCACATTATCATAAAGCCTAAGTATTTCATTTTCTGGCAATACGGTAAATATTTTTTGGTTTTCAAAATTAAATAAGAAATTATTGTTGTTACCCAGGCCCATCACCGCTTTGTCAAATCTTTCAATTATTTTAATAGTAGGGTCTGACATGTCTTTGAACAACAACTCTATGCCCGTGACCAAAGGGCCTCCAGTGTTAAAGGTTATATCAACAGCATTTATGGTATTAACCATTCCTTCATTTAAAAAACTAGTTGGTGTAAATTCAAAAGGACCAGCCCTAAAAGCTGGATTACTAAATTGTGAGACGGCTGAAAACTCACCGTTTTGATATTGGTATCTATAAGCAAAACAAATAAACCTGTCTTCTAAAAAAGTTCCTCCATTAGGAATAGTTTTTAAAACAATTGTAGGCGCAGACACCGGTGGTTTTTTAATAACTAATATACTTTCGGCGCTAAATTGATCTATATATGACATGCTATATTGTTAAAGTATAAGTTACACCATCTACTATATTTAATCCACTAAGCTGCAAATTGCCTACCGATTCGGGATTAAATGCCGCACCTTTCTCATCAATATAAGATAAAATACCTACCGAATAATTAGCAGAAAATATTCCAGTGGATCCATCACTACCAGATATACTACCGAAAATAATCCCAGTCCCTGGGTTAGATGTTGCTGAAGATAAAATCAAACCTAATGAAGCGGTACCGTTAGTGAATTGAGTAAACATTGTTAATGCTAATCCACTAGCGTTATTTGCTCCTTGTATGCCAAAACCTGGGGTTGTTGGCGGTGTTGTAACTATAGGAGTGTTTCCGGTTATTACTGATGATCCTAAATTATAACATCCAGTTCCTGGTAAATCTATTTGGGTTGTGGTTGGCGCTACTCCTGCTCCATGCCCACTGGTTGCTCCTGGACAACCCAATAAAGTTCCTCGATGAAACCCGACAGAACTAAATCCTCCAATCGAAAAGGTCCCAGCAGTAAACACAAATGCTATTGTTTGGTTAGGGTTGGTTATTGTTGTAAGCCCTTGAATTGGTTCTCCATATGCATTTCTTATATTAATAAATCTTGGTGGATTTAAAAAATCAGTAAAAAACAATAAATCACCGACTTTATCTGTACCTGTAATTAAGTATTGTGGGTTAAAATTTAAGGTTGTATTTTCTCCTGTCCCGTCATCTATACTGATTATATGATAAGTTAACTGTCCAGTTAATACATTTAAAGAAACAATCATATCAAGCTTTCCAGTATTGCCTAAAGAAAAATTAGGGTCATGCACAAACCAATATAAAGTTTCATTAGCCCCATCTTCATAAACGCCAACTGTTCTAGCTTCGATACTTAAAGGTGTATTAGTAGCAGTTATCGGATCTATAAAATATAATTCTGTTAATCTAGAGTTTCCTTTAGTGTTTTCTACCGATCCTACCTCTGACTCTTCAGTAGATCCAAGCCTAACATTTAACGCATCAACATACTCGCCGTTAGGCAGAAGCCTTTCGTCAAGGCTTTTATTCATTCGCCCTAATACAAAATTTCTTTGCGTTTTTGCCATTTTATTTTAGCCACTTGTTTACCCCTCTCATGTTCATCAATAAACGCCCTGGGTGAATATTACTTAACCGTATTTTTGCATTTCTTAATAATGCTGTTTTATCTTTTCGTGCTCTATTTATTATATATTCTTGTACACCAAACTTACTATTTAATACCGCATACTTAATAAAGGCGTATATGTAATCTTCAAAAAGTTTATTTAAAGTAACCTGAGAATCATCCCCACCTTCCATACCATCTGAAATATACTCCAATATACACTGCTCGTTAGCCATGGTAGAATTAAAATTAATGACTCCTGCTTTCTTATCTATTGTAAAAGTAGGGTTTATGTTAGCGGTTTCTGTGTTAAGCCCGTAGCGAGCTCCAATAAAGGTGTCATAAAACTCCTCGTTGTAAGGAGGATTATTGTCTTGATCTAAATTAGCTTGGTTTAAGTAAATGCTATTTAAAGACCCATCTTGCCTTGATGAATCTAATGTAGATGTTTGTCTATTCACGTTATCAGAAGCGTCATAGGTAAAACTAGCAGTAGCAGTTTGCACATAGGAAAGAGCTGATTGAACTTGAATATTTTCAACTAGTGGTCTTATTGTGTTGTTTTTAAACAAAGAAATTCTTACCCAGTTCACATAGTCAGAAGGTAACACAAATCTTAAATCAGAGTAAACAGTAAGCTGCAATGATTTAATTTCTTTAAACGCATCATAGTTTAATTCTTGAATACCACGTTTAGCGTGAAATAGTATTTTAAACCTGTCTTCATTATTAATCAATGAATGGTTTCCGTCATACATTAAAAGAAAATTATTTACAATATCAGTTAAACTAACGTACTGATAAGAGCCCCAATTTAAATCCGTTGGGTTGACGCCATCATTAGTGTAATATTTTTTTTGATCTATGTAAGCCATAATTATTGTTCTTTATTTTGCATTTGTTCTTCAACTTGACCAAACTTAAACACATCTCCTTCTCTAATTGATATTCCAACGTATTGAAGTATTTTAGAAACCAAATCATTTCCATCGTCAATGGGCAGCTCAAAATCTTGATAATCCGCTTGGCTCTGGTCAAATATAGGAGCACCACCAGCAATTGTTGTAAAGGTCCACTTAGGGGCTTTAGGGTATCTTATGTATTGTGTAACTACCTGTCCCATAGCTGATACCGTGCTTGGATGTATTGTTACGCTATTTGCTTCTTGAGTATAAGCTGGGTATGTAATGTTAGGAGCAGTAAGTAATGAGTTATTTAACATTGTTATTTTACTACTATTTACGAGTTCAGCTTCTGCAGACAAATTTTCTGATGAATATATTTTATAATCTTTTCCAGTCGCCGTAATTAAAGTGGTATTAATTGTTAACGTAGTAGTATTTGTAAAACCTACTATTAAGGAGGTAGTAACGACGTTGTCGCTTAATACTATAGAAAGTGTTTTGCCTACCAAGTCAGCTGTAAAATTAGCAGCTGCATCTATTAATTCATTACCAGCATTTGCTCCAGCTACTCCCGTGGTTGTTCCTGTAGCAGTTATAGTAGAGTATACCAAAACTTTATTTAACAAATAATAATCTGAGCCAGTTGTCGTAGCGGTAGGCATTAAGTATACATTGCCTAAACCTGTTGGGGCTTGAGCTGTCGCAGTGGTATAAGTTTGTGCTAAACTAGCAGTAGCAGAAAAAGTATCAATAACTTCTTCATAGCCTTTTTTTAAATCTGCATATCCAGTCCCTGATAACCTAGCGTTTTCTTCATTTATCTGCTGATTGTATTGAAAAAAATACTCATCAAATAAATCTAATTGTGCTTGTTTAGCAAATAAGTTAAAATCACTCGGTGAAATATAGCCATAGTTATTCTTATTTATGATTGCCAAAACTGTATTCCGTACAGAATTTATCATTGTTATTCTTTTACACAAAGATAAGTAAAAAAAAAAGAGGTCAATTTTTGTTGACCCCTCTTTAGATAATTAAGTTATTCGCTAATATTAAGCTAGTTGAATAATGCTCACAGCCATTGGGGGAGCCAAAAGAGGAGCTACATTAGTATAAGAGGATGAGAGCANATTTTGCAATTCTCCTATTAAAAAATTCTGCATCGCCACTTCGGTTGAATCCGCAGCGTGAGTCAACTTTATACTATCTNTACTTGNAGAAGNTCCGTTATAATTTATCAAAGTTTCTGTAGTTGATGTTTGATTAATAAACAAAGCCTCGCTTGCGTTTACTAAAACCGGTTTCAATCCGGTTACTGGAAGGTTGAAATATTTTATCATAATTAAGCTATTGTTACGTTAGAGATTACTGTAGGCGCATCGTGAGTTATATCGAGTACTCCTTCAGACCACTTGCTTTGCGCTACTTCTACAAATTTTGATTGTAAATAATTTACCATGTTGTTACCACTGGAAGTATCTGCTGCATGAGTTATAGTGATTACATCAAAAGTTGCCTCTACTCCACTGTAATAAATTGAAGTACTAGTAAAGGGAGATCCGGGACCATTACAAAAAATAATCTTCTCTGCGGGAATCATTAAATTTCCGTTTGAAGCTGTTTTTACTGTTAAAAATTTTGCCATCAGTTATAAATTTTAGATGTTAATAATACTCAAAGGTACAAAAAAAAAGACACCCTATTTATATGTTCTTAACTAGTGCTGACAAATGCTTAAGAACCTCTATGCCT